ATAGGACTCCCACTGCGCGTGCCGACGCCTGCGTCGTATTTAAGTCCACACTCAGTATAGGCAGTTCTAGTAAAAATTGCTCTATAGAGTTGCCCAAGCCGCCGCCTGTCCTTCTCAGAAAAGGCACGCATATAGCAGGCCTTCGCAACACTTTGCAAAAACTCGGATATGGAGCCGTCAAATCGTGAAAAGTCAGTGGTGATTACGCCAGACTGAGTGGTTAATTGTCGTAAACGCTCAATTGTTTCAAGTGGTGTTTTACCGGGACCATACCATTGCTGCTTCTTGAGAATCGCTTCCTTGAACGGATAGGTATATTCTGACAAGAGAGTGGTTATATCACCGGGTACTTGGGTTATTGTACGTGGATCATTAGGCGCGGCATAGCCTTCGGCCTTGATAAAGGTCTTAAGCGGGCCAACGACATTCATGCAGAAGTAGTGTTTGGCGTTCTCAAAACGTGATCTTTGGGCGGCTCTATTCTGCTTTTGGGCCACCTCATCAGTACTAATAGAACTGACGAGACCAGCCTGACTCACCAAGTTCATTACAAACTCAGCTTTTAGGTTCTTTAAGTAACTGGGGGGATCAATGTCATTACGGGGCTTTTCCACCCGACCCAACACACTACTGATGTCACTAGATATCGATTTTACAGGCATTAATGCAGGCTGTGAGAACACCTGGTTAGAAACGGCACGGCCCTTGGGTTTTCCATCTTCAGATACAATTTCAGAGGGATGCTTAACATTAAATGGTTGGTAAGATACCTGTATGTCAGATGTTTTAATGACATTAGGTTCAAACTTTGTATCCATCAAGTTATATAATAACGGTGCCTTAACTGTGGCATCCGGATCACCTTGCTGCGATAAATATTTCTCTATATCTGATACTAAAAGAGGTCCACTTTTGGCCTTGCTACGTTCTTGCACAGCATTGTACACCACAATCGATAACTCCACGGATACATAATCCTTATCTTTAGCCAGGCTTAACGTTCTGGTTAGTGGGTCGAACATGTGTTTGTACTCTCCATCTCCATATTTCTTTCGTCGGAGCGGTGCATGCCCAGTGATATACATACAATGCGGATAGGGCACAGTAGCGACAGGCATCAATAGAATTATCCTATGATCCGGGTCACCCTCAACAGTCCTCTGCTCAACACTAAATGTTAGTAAATCACCTGTACGCGGATCGTTTACCGTCATACAATCGCCTTTATAGTCCCATATCTTGTGATGGTATTCTGCTCCACCTTTCACACGATATTCCACGCAATCTCCGACTGTCCTAAATGAATACTCATCCGTTGTTCCAGCCAACGTCGTAGGAGCAAACGTATACATCATGATGGGTCTTCCAAGAACCAACCATGCGTTCATATCTGCATAATAATCAACATCGGTAAAGATGAGGGCTGCATTGTCGGGAATAGGGTCGTTGCGGGCGACCTGGCCTAAGTCCTTGATTCCATAGAAAAACCTATTTCCAACGGTGTCTGAATTAGATTTTGACACGCTATAGGGCATATAGCCTGAAGACACTGCTGCATCCTTCATAAATTCGTTAGCCGCAGAGCGGAAACTAGCCGATAAAGGATGTGAGTGATCTTGATGATTTTTGAATATAGGGATCTTCCTACCAAATTTGAGCAGTTCATTTCGTGCATCGGCGTGACGGCGTATCACACTCTCGATGCGCGCCGCAATGTAGGCGGCATTATGTTCATGGTAAGCGATTCGGATCCATAGAATTAAACGGCGCAATTCGCGCCAGGCAAAGGCAATTGGGTTAAAGTTCCACACATGTCGGCTTAAGGTATATACAACATTCGGCGGGGTAAACTCAGGCACATAGTCAACAGACGCAGGCTTGGGTATCTTTTCCACGCAGTAATGGTACAACAATTGCAGAGTGCAGTTAGTCCCCCAATACGCTCCAATAAGTGAGAGCACTTCAAGACAGGGCAAATAGACGAGCTGAACCGCTGGGGTTTCATAAAGAGAACCCAGAGCGAACTTCAACAAGGTCTGTTCCACCCAATGCCTGATAGAAAGCTCAATGTCAAAAACTTTAAAGATTCCCCACACTAAATAGCGTAGGAAGAACATAAGAGTTATGGATAACGTAAACATTTTGGAGTCGATTTTC